AGTATCAGGAACTAGCACACCTACATTAACTGCTAAGATTACACACTCAGCAGATAATGTAAGTTATGCAGACTTAGTTTCTTTTACTGCTTTGACTTCAGCAGGTGCAGAAGTAAAAGAAGTAGCGAGTGGTACAACAGTAAATCGATACTTAAAAGTTGTTTATACTGTTAGTGGAACAAACCCAAGTTTCAATGTTATAGTTGGACTTGGAAGAAATAATTAAAGGAGAATTATATGGCATTTACACACGGTAAGGATTCAGTTTTTAAACTTGATAACGCTTCAGGCTCATTAACTGATATATCAACTTATGTAAATAATGTGGATTTCCCTGAATCAGCAGATGTATCTGAAACTACAACACTAGGTGCAGATAATAAAACTTATATAGCAGGTCTAAAGGACGCTACCATTTCATTGGCAGGTCTTTGGGACGCTACTGCTGACGCTATATTTGGTGCAGTTGTTGGACAATCAGCAACTTTATCTTATGAATATAGCCCTGAAGGAACTGCAAGTGGCAAGATTAAATATACAGGAGAAGCAATATTAACTTCTTATGCTATTTCTAGTCCTGTCGGAGACGCAGTTGGCTACTCAGCAGACCTTCAAGTTTCAGGTGCAGTTACTCGTGGTACACACTAAGTAAGATAGGAGAGTCAGGCGTATGACTAAAATTTTAAACTTAGATGACATCAAGTCATTACCTGATGTGCCGACTAAGACTATTGATATTCCACAATGGAATGTCTCTATAAAAGTCAAAGGCATATCTAAAAAAATGCAAATAGAACTTGGTAGATTAATTAATGGAGAAACAACAGACGCTTTTGATTATCAAAAAGCATTATTAAAAGCAAGTGTTGTCGAGCCTGAACTATCAGATGAATCAATAGATGAGTTGTATGAAAAAGACGCAACTGTTATTGATTTAATATTTGCAGAACTTAATACACTTAACGGAGTAGGAAGCGAGATTGAATCAGCGTTAGCTGAAGATTTCAAAAGCGAATCCTGATTTAGTTTTTCAATTCAGATTAGCTCGTGAATTAAGAATGACAGTTGGCGAACTGCGAACTAAAATGTCATCATTAGAGTATTCACAATGGGCTACATTTTATTATGTAGAACAACAAGAGAAGGATAAACAACGAGCTATGGCAGAAGCAGAAGCTAAGAAGAAGAAGATGAGATAATGGGTAGTTCTAATATTCTCATTAAACTTGTATTAGAAGGTTTTAATAAAGCTAAAGCCCAAATGAATACTTTGGGTAAGAAAACTGACGAGTCAGGTGGCAAGTTAAGTAAGTTTGGAACTGTTGCCAAGATAGGTGCAGTTGCCGTTGGTACAGTTCTTGTAAAAGCGTTAGCAAATGCTACAAGACAATTCATAGACTTTGAAGATAAACTTAACCAATCTCTTGCAATTATGCAGACAACTGAAGAACAACAGTTGGCTATGGCAAGAGCTTCTCGTCAAGTTGCAATAGAGTCTCGTGTATCTGCAAGTGAATCAGCAGAAGCATTTTTCTTCCTAGCGTCAGCAGGTTTAGACGCTGAACAAT